ATGAGCAATGTTTTGGTGCAGCGGGTACACCATTAGAGGAGTGTGACTTTAATCGTCAACCAGTATTCCGTTGGTATCGTAGTGGTGGTAATAATGATCATAAGTATACACCAAGGGGAGCATTGCGTTGGCCTACGGACTTCACTGGTGAGCAGGTAGGACAAGGTGATGGTGGTGATAAGGTTGCTCGTTCATATAACCGCGAACCCCGTAATGGTGAACCTGTATTCTTTTTATCGAGAGCAGAGAAACCAGGTAAGACAACAGCAGTGCATGTCTGGTATGAGAATAGTAAGAACGATACGCAGTTAGTAGCAAACAATAACACGTATACACCAGGAGCAGGTGGTGGACCTGGTGGTGGTTATGTTTATATTGAAGTCTTAGGGTATGTGTATAATAGTCAGGCGGATGCTGCGTTGTATGCAGACTCTGGTGAAACACCTGTACCGTTGTATGAATATTATAGATCTAGTAGTACATCAGAGAAGGATCACTTCTATACTGCTAATCCAGCAGGGGAAGTAAATTTAGAGCGCGTGAATGGCGTACCTGATTGTAAGTCTCCTCGTGATGAGGAGTATGATTATGTTGGTATTGTAGGGTGGTGTTTTGCGAAGGATACTACAACAGGTAATCGTAAGGTATATGCAGATGTAGGATTGATTGGACCGATTGGTTATAGTACACCTGTTGATTATGCAACTCGTGCAGGTTGGTATGAATGGGAAGGACCTGATCTAGGTGGTCATCCTAGTGTTGGTGGTAGTGCTGCTATCTACACTCATGAGAATTATGAATATCAGTTTGATGCTGATGCAGGATATCTAAGACAGTATGATCAAGATGGTCAGATGGTTGCCAATGGTGGTGGTGTCTTTAATTATAGTTATTTCAGAAGTAATCGTCTTAGCGGATCATATTCTACGAATAGGCATCCTGCTGTGGGATGGGGTGATCCACAAATTTGTCCGATTGATAATCGTGATGCATACTTTGAATGGGTGTATGGTAAGAATGGTGCAGTCAAAGCGGCAGTACCCAAGTATCTTGAATTCCATGCAGCATTTGATTCGCAGTTCTTCTACTATGTGTACAACACAACGTATCCATGGAATGGACCGATCTTCTCTGTTCAGTATAGTATTAGTAACCGTAACCAATGTCCTAATAAAAATGTACCAGGGACCGCTGCTGCCACACCAGCAGATGATAGGTGTGTATGTGATGAAGCACTAGTTAGTAAAGAGTATCATTCACACTTCTATGAGATTCGTCCTGACTCATGGAGAACTACTAATACCTCGTTGTCTCTTACAGACTTCCAGCATCATGGTATGAATGAATGTTTCAAGGTGTGTGATACTGAAAGTCATACACTCTTGTTTAGATACGTTGATGGTGGTGTTGATAGATTTGCAGAAGGTGATACTATCAATGGATGGGAGATTGGTGAACACGCTTACTTTGGTAACAAACTCCGTTGTGGTTATATGGAGTTGATTGGTGATGGTGATGCATTTACTGAGGGACAGATCTTTACACCCAATGGTAGAGACCCTGCTAACATCGAAGTGATTGCTGGATATGGTGTTGGTGATCGTGCAGCATTCTTTGGTGTGTATGAGTTTCCGAAAAAACTAAGTTACTACAAAGTAGAAATTGACCGCGATGCACTGATCCATAGTAAGACCTTAGATCAAGCAGAATTATCTGCAAAGGTGAGTAAGGACGGGCGCATCTCATCTATTATTATCGAAAATGCAGGGTTTGGATATAAGAATCCATCGGTCGTAATTCAGGATCCTTTGGTCTTGAATGAGTATGGTGCAATGGATCTAACTCGTGAAGTATCTCAACAATTCCAGTTTGAAGGTACAAAGATGAGGATACCCGAAGATCATATTGAGAACTATGATGGTGACGACTATGATTATAATCTAAAACGTATAAGTAAGAAAGCTGTCAACGGTCTGAATCGTGACAATAAAAAGAGAATGCAGAAGAGGGAGAATGATTATCCCTATGCATCTAACTCTGATGTGAAGATTGAAGGTATGGATGAAGATGAGAAGCAAACCACTCTCACATCAATATCAATTCGTGATAAGAAATTAAAGACAACTAGTAGTGAGGATCGTAGGCGTCGTTTGATGAAACCTGCTAAACTTGAAGTTAGTAAACTTGATGCTAATGGTGCTATTCAAGAAATTACTATTGTAGATCGTGGTGCAGGTTATGATCCTGATCCAGACAATCCTCCTAGAATCTTTGTGGCAGAGGTTGAGGAAGAAGAGTATAAGATGCGAGGTCCCAATACCAAGAAGGGGCAGAAAGCATTCAAGGAAACTGTCTCACCTGAGAAGAGAGTTGAGAATATAAGAAACTCAGATATCGATCCTAAGACTGGTCGATACCGTTCGAGTGAAATAAAAACCAAATCACTGAAAGAAGCAATTGCAGAAAAGAGTGACTTGAATACTAGTCAACTGGGTGTCTTGGATGATGGTACGTTGAAGAGTATGCAGACCATGATGAATGGTTTCAATGCTACGTATCCAACTGGTTATATTAAAATTGGTGAGATTGATGAAGTAGAGAAAACTGCACTATGTCAAGGCATTCCTAAGGAGTGTGTTAAGATCACTGTACCTAGGTTAGCAACTGCTGCATTACCTAATGAAGATGACTTTGAGTTTCTGGTTAAGAACAGTACAGCATTTGCTCAGATGTTCCAGACTACTTACTCTGAGGCAACGGTAGCAGCGAAGGCAGCAGATGGTGAGATGGATAAACTCAGTGACTTCTATGGGTGGAACAATGGTCAGGAGTGTATTGTTATTCCACAACCTAAGTTCTACAATGTAACTAGGTTCAAGGATCTACCTTGTCCATATCTGGATGAAGAAACTGGCAAAGCATTTGGTTTCATTGTTTATAAGTATTGTGCATCCAAGGGTGACAATGGTGCTTTCAAAGTAACTCTTTCTACTCGTGGTAAAACCATTGGACCCGATGGTGAGAACTTCATGGCATGGATGCATAAACTTGATCAACCATCCGTTACTAAACCACGTCCTGTAACTAGTGGTGGAGTAGATAATAAGAATTGCTGGAAGTGTACTCGTAACATCACTGGGTCGATGGTTGGTGCAACATCTGGTATTACTGGTTCTGTGGAGGGTAGATGCTACTGGGATCCTTCTGGTGGTAATGATGTAGTATTTGTTCCTATTGGTTTAGATGAGAATACGTATGACTGGCAACATGCAGACTACTCAGAACTTACACAGTTATCTGTGTGGTTAGGAGAGAACATCGAATCATATCGAACTCGATCATTAACATATACTACTCCTGATAGATTCGACACTACAACCACTACTACAACAAATGAAGATGGATCGACATCTACAAGTACATCAACGGTTCTTGCTGCTGCTGGTCAAACTAACAATAGTAATGTGTACTACACAGCATCCATCAAACGACTGCAAGGTGGTATGCCAGCAGAAGAGTGCTGGGACACCTATGTAAGGCGTTCTAGCGGCAATGGAAACCCTAATGGTGTCTTAGATGTCTATGGTTCCTATTACCCTCTGGGAACAGGTAATAATCAAACACAAGGAAAAACACCTGGTCAAACTTTCTGGGAACAGAGGAATGATGGATCGGTAGGTATCTATCAAGGGTTTGGTGCTGGTGTCACATGTCTATATCCTGTCTTCTACTTGTATCTCCTTCTATATGGTAGTGGTAATGCCAATTCACCAGCATCAAATGAGTTTGCATTAGAATATGTGAATGACTTATCAATCGCTATTGATCCATATCAAATGAATCAACTTGGTATGATTATGGGACCATACGCTGGTGTTATGACTATTAAGAATTGGAGTGCAGGATCAACTATCACGTTTGGTCAAACTGCTAGAAATATGGGTAATCCATTCTTTGATGAATGTGGAGGAGGTATCTTTAATGAAAGGAATGAAGTTGTACAACCAAATCCACCAGCACCACTCAGGAAAATACATTTATCATCTCATGATCCTGCTGATAAAGAGTTACTTAAAAATAAATATAGTTCTCTCAGAGATATTGAATTTGAAGATGATACATACAAGGACTTCATTGATGAGGATTACAGTTTTGAGGATGATTTGAATACAAGGATATCGGATTTCTCTACGGACACAGACAATTTATTTAACGGTTAATCATGGCATTCGGACTACTACTACCAGTTGCACCTATCACAGGACTACCTGACTCAGGACATGGCATCTGTATACCCCCCACAGTCCACTCTGTGCAACCCTGTAAGACACCTCCCGTCCCTTACAGTATCGTTATTAAGGAATGGACATGTTGGTGGCCCCCTACTCCTCTAATTCCGATCAATCCACTGAGTGCTATCAAGGCAACTGTACTCATCAACGGTCTTCCTTGTATGACTTTTGGTGATGTATTCACACCACACATCTCAACTTGCACAAATATTATCATTTATCTGTGTCCATGTAGCAAAGGATTGTGTCCTGTACCTACTCCTATCCCATGTTCAAACTTAACGATTGAAGATAACGCTGGAATTGGTCATGTTCGATTCGCTTTCACATCAACACTGACTGTGTTTGCTGCAAAACTACCAGTGGCTCGCGTTTTGGATCCACTTGGTGTAGGAACACCTGGTTGGATGGGGTGGTCATACCCCTGTAACAGTGTGGTTGCGTATGGATCACCAAATGTGCTATCATCTTAGGGTCCCCATAGGAGCATAATGGCAAAGAGATCAACGACAGGACTTGCTGGTGGTAACTTTATCCCATCACAACCTAAAAGAACCCGTCAGGGAGCATCACAAAACACTAAACTTAGCGCAACATCACGAAATGGTAAGCAAAAGAGGTACAGAGGTCAAGGAAGATAAGGTAGTCACCACTCCCGAACTCGTCAAGGAGTCAAATGTGGCACTGTATCGTGCCACAATGAACCTTCCACACGCTGCCAAACATTGTGGAATGACAGAACGGGAGATGAAAATGACTTTCAGGGAGTTTTTGAAATATAATCCTCCTGTTGAACCTATAAATAAACAAGAACACTGATATAAATCAGAAAATTGGCACGTTATCGGTTCCGATCTGAACAATTCCTGTCCCGAGGGTACAAAGATTTCTCTGTATCCTTCAATATGAATCCGAATACGGAAGATTTTGGGGCAGTTACTAATGAAAATGCTATTAAGCAGTCAGTTCGGAATCTTATCATGACACAATTTGGAGAGAGACCCTTTCAAATGGAGATTGGGTCCCGCGTTACAGGTCTTTTGTTTGAACCGTTCGACGTTTTCTCAGCAGAAGACCTGAAAGACGAAATTAGAAATACCATTGAGAGACTGGAACCTCGTGTAACAGTCGAAACAGTGGATGTGATTCTCTCAGACAGTGAAGATGCTCTTGATGTGAGCATTGAGTATCGCATCGTTGGTGAAGAACTTGTTCAAACTATCGAATTTCTATTAGAACGCACCTAAAATGGCAGCACTACCATCAGAATTAACGTCACTAGACTTCTTTGAGATCAAAGAATCTATCAGATCGTACCTGAGAACAAGAAAAGAGTTCACAGATTATGATTTTGAAGGTTCTGCGTCTTCGTATCTCATTGATATTTTAGCATATAACACTTATTACGCTTCGTTTACGGCAAACATGTCGATGAACGAGGCATTTTTGGAATCTGCAACTGTTAGAGATAACATTGTTAGGATTGCAAAGCAAATTGGATACACTCCTAGGTCTAAAAAAGGATCAAGAGCGTGTATTGGGATGACAACCAAAGCAACTTTGCTCCCTGGTGATCAATCTTTCCCATCAACTGTAACAATTAAGAAAGGTGATGCATTTGTTGCCAAGGTTGATGGCGATTCTTACATATTTTCTTTACTTTCTGATGTAGAAGCGAGCGTTGATCAGTCTACTGGTCTGGCAACCTTCAACAAGATGCTGGTATATCAAGGAAATCTGCTTCAATACAGTTTTACTGTTGATGATACAAAGAAAGCGGAGTATGTCATCCCATCAGAAGACGTAGATACGGAGAGAATGAAGGTTTTTGTTCGTCCAAACGAGCAATCTGTGGAAGTTGATGAATATTCTCTGGCAAATAACGTAACTACGCTTGAATCAACGTCAAGAAATTACTTTTTAGAGGAAACTGAGGACCTTAGATACAAAATTACCTTTGGTGATGGTGTACTTGGTCGTAAATTGATCGATAATGAGTACATCACCGTACAATATCTTGATACTGACGGTGAACAAGCGAATGGTGCGAAGAAATTTGGGTTTATTGGGCGTGCAGCGGACTCTGTGGGTCGTCCAATCCTCCCTCAGGCGATTGAATTGACAACTATTGAGACATCTGCGGATGGTCAGGCACGAGAGAATGCATTAACAGTCAAATATCGCGCTCCGAAGTCATTCTCAGTACAGAATAGAGCAGTTACCGAAGGTGACTACGCATATTTGGTGTCTGAACTGTATCCACAGGCAGCATCAGTGACTGCATACGGTGGTGAGAAACTAAATCCACCACAATATGGCAAAGTTTACGTTGCTGTAAGAACAAAGAGTGGTGTTAACCTTAACAACACTACTAAGAAGAGGATCAAGAACCAGTTACTTGATTACTCTATGGCATCGATCCAACCTGAGATCGTTGATCCAAGAATCTTCTACATATCACCTACTATTCATCTTGCCTACAACGGCAACAATACACCTAGGTCATCTAATGAACTGGCTGCTCAGGTACTGAGGTCTGTCGATAGATTTAACTCTCAGGAGCGTGATAGTAGATTCTCTGGGCGTCTAGAACCATCAAAGTTCAACGCTATGGTGGACTCTTCCGATTCTGCTATCAGTGGTACTACAACCCAAATGACCATGGGTCAGAACCTTGATCAGTTCACCTTTGGAAATCAATTCTCACAGTGTTTAGACTTCAACAACCCAATCACTAACCCGAAC